CACATGGCCATCAAGGAAAACAAGACCGGCAAGTTCCAATCGTTCGAGCTGAACGATTCGATATATAAGATGCTTAAGGATTATGTGAGGAGGTACGGTTTGGGCAACAACGATTACCTTTTTCAGCCGCAGCAAACGATGTCCCGGAAAAGAGGAACCGAAAAAAGCGAGTTCTATCCTTACCCCGTGACGCGCAACCGGCTCAATCAGATCATCAACAAGGCCACCAAAGCGGTCGGAATCAACTATTCCGTTGGGATGCACGGTCTAAGGAAGACGTTTGGGTACGTTTACATAAAGGAATTCGGCGGCAACCCATTCACGCTTCAAAAAATGTACAACCACTCGAATCTGGCGACCACGGAACGCTATGTCATGTGGCAAACGGAGGATGCGGAGGAAGCCCGCTTGAATATGTCCATCGGCTTTGTCTCTCCCCACAAAGGAAGGAGGAAGTGAACCATGATCGGAGAACTGATGGTTTGCGTTCAGGACATCTGGGTTGACGGCCTTAGGCTCTTCGGGCAAAAGGCCAGGGCGGTGAGGAAGGGCGATTTGGTCACCGTCATAAGGAAGTCCGAGCTCGGGTTCAGGGAATTCTCGCCGAAAGGAGACTTCGACTTCCTGCTTATCGATTCGGACTCGAAAGTCATCGCCAACATCCAAGACCCCGAAATGAAGTGCTCGATTTGGAAATACTTCAGAAGAATAAGAAATATCGATGATTACTGCGAACAACAACATTTGGCAAACATTTCTTAAAGAAACGCTCCTAAATAGCCAAGAAAAGAATAGAGGAAGCCTTTGTTATCGTTGAGTTTGAAATCTAGTTTGAAAGTTTACTAGTTTACTAGGCTTTGTGAAGCAAAAAAGAAGCCTTTGAAAACGATAAAGATTAGACGAGGTCTTGAAAATATCCGACTTTCTAAAAAGTACGGAAGAAAAGAGGTTCTGCATGGAAGCAAAAAACAAGTCTAAAAGAGGGTTGAAGCCCATCGGCGATCCGGAGAAGATCCTCCAGCTTCGCTGCTCGGTGAAAACCGTTCTTCGGTACTTCGATAGCGTGCCGAGGAAAAGGCGGTATTCCGCGAAGATGGTTCGGGAGATCATCGCCGACTGGCTCCAAAGGGATTCCGCTAAAGCGGATCACCGCCACGAATGCCAAGAGCAGTCTCGAAAAAGGCACCCGACATTCATCGCCAGTCCCGAGGACAACACTTTGCCAGATGGCGTCGATTCGATAACCATCAAAGTGAAAAGAAAGAAGGATAAGCAATGAAAAAGCAAGATAAACACGTTGAAATCTACTATTCAGACTTGTACGACATCGTCTTCAACAAATTGAGGAGAACCGAGGTTCGGTCGGAACTGGAGCCAGGAACAGTTATCACGTTCGGTGCCAACGCTTCCTACGGAAGATGGGACGATTACGACAATCGGTACCTGGTGACTAAGACGTTCGTTTCCTACGGAAAGATATTCATCGAGTTCAAGAAAGCGGGGAAAAGGAAAAATGCCAACTGAAAGAGAGATCCTTCTTGTTAACTACATAAAGCTCGAAAATTCGCTTTCGGCATCCGAAAACCCGAACAAAGTCATGCTGGAGATGGACGAATTGAGGGGTCGTTTGAATAGTATATTCAAAACATCAAACGACAAGCGGTGGAAGTTGGCTTATTCCCACTTTGTTTGCGGGCTATCGCTAACGAAATGTGCCGAAAAATACTACTATTCGCGCGGTGGTGTTGGGAAAATAATCAACCACTATCGACACAAAGCGAGATAAATGGGAACGGGGCGGGAACGGTTAGTGCCTGCCTTTTTCTTTCGCATTGAGATATTTTCGAATAAGGAACGACGTCCTCGATCCTAGAGGCTCCACCTCCGCTCGATGGAAGCGTTCCCTTTCTAAAGAAACCAAAGGAGTTCACATTGCCATCCGCACAAGGGCCGAAAGTAAATGCCTTCTATCATTCAAAGGTTTGGGCCAAGTGCAGAGATTCTGTTGTTCGAATGAGGCACGGCATATGTGAGCTTTGTGGGAAAGCTGGGAAAGAGGTTCATCACAAGGTGCCACTGACTGAAAGCAACGTCTCCGATCCCAACGTTAGCATCAATCCGGACAACCTTATGGTTCTGTGCAAGTCTTGCCACGACTCTATAAGGGCCAACGAAAACGGAAACATAAAGCGATGCTTGTTCGCTTCTGATGGCTCAATTATGGGAGTTAAAGACACCCCCCCGGGGGTAGGTCGAAAATAGAGCCTTTTGGCTCACCGGTCGGGGAGTGGCGAAATAAAAATTCCCGAAAAATAGGAATTACGGGGTATCAATTCCCGATAATTCCCAAAATCGATTAAGAACGATTCTGAATCGCCAAGAAAGGAGGTAATCCGATGGGACGTAGAGGTAGGCCGCTTAATGTCACCGGGGTTTATAGCCCTAAGCATCACTACACAAAAGCCGAGAAGATCAAAATCGCCCAACGGACTGAATCCTTGCAGAATTTGGCCAAGGGCTCGGCTTTGCTTCCGCCCGATTGGATCACCAAAACCTCTAAGGCGATTTTCGATGACGTGATCACCAATTACAAAAATCTTGGTGCCGAGATCCTTTGCGACCTCGATATGAACGCGTTGACGATGTATTGCGATGCGCTTGCCGAATATCTCTATTACAAAGATCAGATACCGAAGCTTCGCAAATCATTAAATGACGTTCTCGATGCAGAAGGCTGGGAGGACGACCCTTCGGAGCATTTAAAGAACATCCGTTTTGCCACAAACGCCCTTCAGACGGCGGAAGGAAACCAAATCAAGCAGCAAAAGCTCTTCATGGATCTTTCGGTTGCTCTTGGGCTCACCCCCGAAGCGAGGACTCGTCTAGCTTCTCTTAAGAAAGCAAAAGAGAAGGAAGATGACGACCCAGGGGTCGCATGGCTTCACAAGATCGTTCCGCAAGCCAATAAGGATGCCTGAAAATGGAAACGACCGCAGTTGAGAGATACATAAAATCGATTGAAACCGGTTCGGTAACGGTTGGTTTTTGGATTAAGACTTGGTATCTCAATCACATAAAGCCGATCATCGAGGGAAAAAGCGACCGCTATTATTTCGATCCGGAAGCGGCCAGTGACTACTATCAATTCATTTCGGACTTTTGCCTTAACACGATCAACCCCAAGTTCTACGGAAAGCCTTTGCAGCTTCTAGATTTCCAAAAGGCAATGTTTGATTGCGTTTTCGGAATCAAGTGCCGCGACACGGATTTGCGTAGATTCCGTCGCATAGTTGATGAAGAAGGAAGAAAAAACGGAAAGACCGGGAAGATCTATCCGTTCCCTTTGTACATGATGATCACGGGCGGTGGCATCAACTGCGCGTGCCTTGCTTCGAAGCTCGATCAGGCGAAGATCGTTTGGTCTATGTGCGCCAAAGCAATACGGATGAAGCCGACCCTTTTAAACCATTTCTACGACATTCAGAATTTCAACCCGTCAATCATTTCCACGAAGGCATCCTTGAATCTTAACTCGTCTTTTAAGCCTTTGGCCAAAGACCAGTCTAAGGACGGAGGCGGAAACGACGGCTATGAGTTCTTTGTCGGCATCATCGACGAGATCCACAAGGCGACGCAAGAGCAGCAGGACTCGATTATGCAATCGCAAAGCGCCATGGACGAACCGATTCTTTGGGAGATGGGAACCTGTGGCAAAAAAAGGCTTGCTCTGTGGGATGATTTGCGGCTCATGTGCAAGAAGATCATTTTGGGAATCCTTCAAGACGATTCCCTTTTCCCCGTTTTGTACGAAGCCGACTCCGACGATTTAGACCTTATCCCTTTGAAGGAACGCCCGGCCAAGGACGACCCATATGACGAGAATTGCTGGCCAAAAGCCAATCCTTCCTTGGGGACAATCAAAACCATGGTCGCGATGAATGATATGGCGGTTCAAGCCAAAAACAACCCAAATCAGAAGATCGATTTCCTCGTGAAAGACCTGAACATCGTCGGCCAAGAGACGGTTGGATGGTTGTCTGGAGACCTTATCGTCAATCACTTCACCTATACGGAAGAGGAGATGAAGGAATTCGACAACACCGACGTCATTGGTGGATTCGATTTGTCCAAGATCATGGACTTGACCGCTTTCGGAACTCTGATTTTTGACAAAAAACGCAATCAGATGCTCCTCGTTCTCCAATGCTGGTGCACGGAGGATTTCCTCGAATCAACATACGCGAAGCAAGCTGGGGTTCCGTGGGATTCTTGGATTGACAGGGGTTTCCTTAAGATCTCCGGGAAATCAAGGATTGATTATCACGATGTCAGCAACCACCTTCTTTCGCAGTTCAAGCGGCATGGCTACCACTACGTAAACATTAATTACGATCCTTATTCAGCCGATTATCTCGTGGAGGAGATCGATTCTTTGGGGTGGAGCAAAAAGCCTCCCGTTCCTTGCCTTCAGGAAGTTCATCAAGGCTTTAGATCGCTTTCGATACCGATGCAGGAAGCCTATTCGCTTCTCAAAGAAAAACGCCTGGTTTCAAACGACAATCCGCTTTTCATGTGGATGCTTTCAAACGTCCAGTTAGTAGAAGACCGGAACGGGAACATGATGCCGACAAAAGAAGACGATAGAAAATGCAACAAAATTGACGGTTTTTCGGTTTTGCTGAACTGCCTTTACACGTATTGCCAGAACAAGTCTTATTTCCTTCCGGAAGGAGAGTCCAATGGGAGCAATCAATAATTTCTTAAGCAAGATCTTTGGCGGGAGAAAAGAAAAAACCTTTTCTAATGGATCCCTCGTCAACTGGATGGGTCTATGGATGTCTTCCGATGCCAAGGCCGAAATGGACGCCACCTTCAATGCTTGCGTTGATACCAATTCCGAATTCCTTTGCGCTATTCAGCCAAAATGCGTTATCGGGGATCATGACGCCGATGGAAAAAAACATCTTACCGATCTCATGAGCCTAAAGACAAATAGAACCAATGACGCTCCTACGTTCTACGAATCGATGGCTCACAGTTATTTCGGCGATAACATTGCCATCGCATGGATCATCCGTGATTTCTCAAGCCCAAATCTTGAGCCTATCGAGATTTGGCAATTGGACGTAAACGATTCCAACTTCCAAATCGGAGTCAGCAAATCAGATGGAAAGATCTACGCGAGTTTCAATCTAAGCGGTTCAACTCACTACGCATCATACGATGACCTAGTTATCGTCCAAAGAAATAAATCGGTCGCCGATCTTCTTTCTCACCGATCAAAATGCTTAGACCAATCGCTGAAGGTAATCGCAGCAACTTCGACCGGAGCGGAAAGAGCGGTTACGGAAAGCCAATACATCCGATTCCTGGCGCAGACTAACAGCCAATTCTCCGACACTAGCCAGGACGCGATGACTTCAAAGCTGCAGGAGGTTCTGGCGAAAGCGAAGAACGGAGTTGGCGTGGTTCCGGCTGGAGCGACCCTCACCCCTATAAACATTTCCGGAAAATGGCTTCCCGATGCCGATGCCAGCGGTTTCAAAAAAGACATTTACAACTACTTGGGAACGAATGAAAAGATGACCAACCGTTCGTTCAATGAGGACGAGTATCAATCGTTCTTCAACGGAACTGAATTGCCTTTCATCAGAAAACTAGAAGCGCAGCTTACGCTGAAAATGCTTACCGAGAACGAACGGATAAAAGGAAACAGGATAG